TTATAGGGAAGCTTTAAGAGTAAAGAAGCTTCGTTATGATTACAAAGAACTTGAGCTCGCTAAACGTGAATGGCTCGATGGTTCTATGGCTGAAGAAGATCTTAAAGATCGAGGTTGGAAGCCACAACAAAAGAAAATTATCAGACAAGACCTCGATAAGCATTTACAAGCAGATGCAGACATTATTCGTCTGAGTCTTAAAATAGATTATCATACTGCTAATGCAGATTATTTAGAAGATATTGTAAAGACTATCCATAGTCGTAACTTTATTATTAATAACATGATCGCAGTGCTCAAATTCCAGCACGGAGAATACTGATAAATAGTGGTATAGATATTAATAATGAATAGGTGATATATGCCAGATGAATTAATTGTAGAACAAAAGAACGCTGTACATTTATTAGTAACAGGTGATTCAGGTGTTCGCATGGAACTCTCAGAATACTTTTCTTTTAAACCTCAAGGTTATCAGTTTAGCCCTGCTTATAAGAACCGTATGTGGGATGGAGTTATTCGTTTATATCAGCCAATGAGACCAGTTCTATATGTTGGCCTATTCCCAAGACTTAAAAAATTCTGTGAAGAACGTGGTTATACTCTTACTGCTCCTGATCATTTAATGAATGGTGAAAACATTCCAGATGATTATGGATATGAATTGGCAAAAGAAATTAACTGTAAATTTGAACCACGTGATTATCAAAATCAATATGTGGTAGATGCCTTAAGAGATAGCAGATCGTTATCTTTATCTCCTACATCCTCAGGTAAGTCATTAATTATCTATCTCATTCAACAACACTATTATCAAGCATTTGAACATCGTACATTGATTATTGTTCCAACGATTTCATTAGTACATCAGATGGCTGGCGACTTTATTGATTACGGATGTGATCCATCTTTGATCTATAAAATTCAAGGTGGTGTTGATAAGAATACAAATTCCCCTATAGTTATATCAACTTGGCAATCACTGATGAAAGTCGGTAAAGATTGGCTGAGTCAGTTTAAAGTTGTACTCGGAGATGAAGCTCACAACTTTCAAGCTAAGTCATTACAAAAAATCATGGAAGGTCTTGATGAATGTTATTATCGTCACGGCTTTACAGGTACATTAAAATCAGAAGAGAGTAAAACACATCGTCTTGTATTAGAAGGTTGCTTTGGTTCTGTTCGTAAACACGTATCTACTAAAGATCTTATGGATCAAGGTACTATTGCTGATTTTAATATCAAAGCGATTGTTCTTTCTCATAGCAAAGAAGCTCGTAAAAATTTCTATACAGAGTTCAAAAAGATTAAAGAGTCTCAGAAACGTTACCCTGCTGAACGTGAGTTCTTGGTAAATAACGACAAGAGAAATATCTTTATTCGTAATCTATTGTGGTCGTTAGAAGGTCAGAATAATTTAGTTTTGTTTGATCTTGTTGAGAAGCACGGTAAGATTCTTGCACCAATGCTTGAAAAAGAAGGTCGGCAACTACACTTTATCTATGGCGGAACCAAAGGTGATGAACGAGAACGTATTCGACATATGATTGAGAATGACCCTATCAAACAGCATAACATATTGGCTTCATATGGAGTCTTTTCAACAGGTGTAAACCTTAAGAAGCTTGACAATGTGATCTTTGCTTCTGGTTCTAAATCTGAAGTGAAAGTGTTGCAATCGATTGGTCGTGCCCTAAGAAAGGGCAACGACGCCGATAAGGCTACTCTATATGATATAACTGATGATTTGACTCATGGTTCTTTCGAGAACTATACATTACAACATTTTAAGAAACGTATTGAAATATATGGACGGGAGCAGTTTGCCTTCAGAGTGTATACAGTAGATATATAGCAGCAACAGAATGCTTAGTATTGTTTAAAGGGATTAACCCTATTATACACCAGGCTCTACCAATTGTCAACTGTTTTTTTCAATTATTTTAAAATTAATTATTTTCAACAAACTAGTTGACATTTGCTTAAAGCTATGTTATATTGGTATCAAATATATTAACGGAGGTTAATTTTATGGCCAAAAGACGAGCCACACGAAATTACGTAAACAACAGGGACTTGCTTGACGCTTTAGTTACATACAAGGGTCTGTGCAGAGAAGCTGAGAACGCAGGCGAAGGTAGGCCAAGGGTACCGGATTATATCGGAACTTGTATCTTCCAGATTGCAACAAGGTTAGCAACTAAGCCAAACTTCTCAGGATACTCTTATAAAGAAGACATGATATCTGATGGTGTTGAAAACTGTCTATTATATATCATGAACTTTAATGAAGAGAAATCTCAGAACCCATTTGCGTATTTTACACAAATCATTTGGTATGCATTCCTACGTAGAATCGCTAAAGAAAAGAAGCAGATGTATATCCGTTTCAAATCTTCTCAGCATATGATTACTACAGGTGGTACACATACTGGTGGTGAGGAAGACTTAAATATTCATTTAAGTACAGCAGCTGATTACATGAATGATTTTATTTCAGACTATGAGACTAAATTAGCTAAAGATAAAGCTAAGAAGAAAGTTGATAAGACTGAAAAAGAAGAAACTGCTAAGAAATCAGACGAAGAAAAATAAGGACAAATCTATGAAGATCGCAATTGTAACGGACATGCATATTGGTGTGCGTGGAGACTCTAAGCTATTTTTAGACCACCAAGAACGCTTCTTCTCAGAAGTATTCTTTCCATATATTGACGAACATGATATTAAGGTTATCTTTGATCTTGGCGATACATTTGATCGTCGTAAGTTTATTAACTATGTTTCATTAGAACGTGGTAAGAAATTCTTTTTTGATCAAATTGCTAATCGTGGTATTGAATATCATGCACTGGTAGGTAACCATACTACATATTATACAAATACAAACGAAGTAAACTCTATGAATTTACTTTTACGTGAATACGATAACTTTACTATTTACGAAGATAAGTGTGAAGAACTTACCCTTGGATCTACTAAATTCTTAATGGTACCTTGGATCAACAACACAAATTATCCTCAAATGATCAAAGATATTAAAGAGTCCGATGCGAATATGTGCATGGGTCATTTCTCTATTCAAGGGTTTGAAATGGATAAAGGTCACCTATGCGATCATGGATTAACACGTGATGTGTTTACTAATTTTGAAGCAGTTTATTCTGGTCACTTCCATCATCCATCTACCTATAACAACATATCATATCTTGGATCTCCATATGAGATGACTTGGTCTGATTATCAAGGTAAGCGTGGTTTCCGAGTACTAGATACTGAAACACGTGAGATGGAATGGATACTCAATCCGAATGTTATATTCTATAAGTTAGAATACGATGATGCTGACATGACAATAGAAGACATTGCCAACTTAGATGTATCACAAATGAAAGATACGTTTATTAAAGTCATTGTAAAGAATAAGACAAATCCGTACATATATGATTTGTTCCTAAATAAATTGACAGATGCTGGAGCAGCTGATGTTAAGTCCATCGAAGATTCACTCAACCTAGAAGATGTTGATGCAAACGATATAATGGATGAAACTAAAGATACTAAAGAAATATTGCATACTTATATCGATAGTCTAGAAACTAAAGTAAGCAAAGTCGAAGTTAAAAAACTTATTGATGAATTATATTTTGAGGCACAGAACCTGTAATGAAAATTAACTTTAAAAAGGTACGATATAAGAACCTCTTATCATCGGGTAATTCCTTCACTGAAATACTATTAGATAAATCTAAAACTACTTTGATTAGTGGTTCTAATGGTAGCGGCAAATCAACATTGCTTGATGCTATTACGTTTGCTTTATATGGTAAAGCTTTCCGTAAGATCAGTAAAAATCAGCTTATTAATTCTATTAATGAGAAAGAACTCGTTGCTGAAATCGAGTTCAATATTGGAACAAACAACTATCATCTCAGACGTGGTATCAAACCAAACTTCTTTGAGATCAGTTTAAACGGTACTCTTGTTAACCAAGATGCTGCTGTTCGTGACTACCAATCATACCTTGAAGAAAACATTCTCAAATTAAATTATAAATCATTTACACAGATTGTTATCCTTGGTAGTGCTACATACGTTCCATTCATGGAATTGAATCCTGGTAACCGTCGTGAAATTATTGAAGATCTTCTTGATATTCAAGTCTTTAGTACTATGAATACACTATTGAAAGATAAAGTAAGTAGTAATAAAACTGATATTACAGAGAATGCTTATCAAAAGGATCTGGTAGAAACACGTATTGAGTCAGGTAAAGAGCATAACGAATCCATTCGTCAGATACATGAAGATGAAGCTGCTAAAATCCGTGAAAAGATGTCTTCGCATATTAAAGTTATCGAAGAAGCAAAAGCTGTAATGGAAGCTAAGAATGATGAGCTTGATAAGTTTATAGATGAAGTTAAAGACAAACCTGAGATGAGAGCAAAATCTGAAAAAGCTAAATCATTTAGACGTGATATCGAATCACAAATCAGATCTCATCAAAAAGAGTTATCATTCTATAAAGATCATGATGATTGCCCTACATGTAAGCAAGGTATAGAGCATGACTTTAAAGCTGGTATTATATCAGATAAAGATACTAAATTGGCTGAGCTTGAAGCAGGTCTTGAAAAACTTGGTATCAAATCAAAAGAATATGATGATCGTTTAGAAATCATATCAGGTATCGAAGATCAAATGCGTGACATTAATCTAGGTATAGGTGATCAACGAGCATCTATCAAAGTTGCTAAGAATGCTTTGGTAACATATAAAGCTGAACTTGATAAAGCCGAAGAAGAAGTTGAAGCAGTCGATACTGCTAAACTCGATGGCTACTTAGAAGAATTAGCAGATATCGAAAAGCATCAAACAGCTCTATATAATGAAAAAGAAGTCATTGCTGTTACATCTGCTATGCTCAAAGATGGTGGTATCAAAGCTAAGATCATCAAGCAATATGTACCTGTTATGAACAAGCTTATAAACAAATATCTGTCTGCATTCGACTTATTTGTGGACTTTAGACTAGACGAGAACTTTAATGAAGTTATTAAGTCTAGATTCCGTGATCGTTTCTCATATGCTTCATTCTCTGAAGGTGAGAAGCTACGTATCACACTTGCAATTATGTTATCTTGGCGGGCAGTCGCTAAGTTACGTAACTCAGTTTCAACAAACCTTTTGATTTTAGATGAAACTTTAGATGGAGCATTGGATGGTGTTGGTATCGAAATGTTGATCGATACACTACATAATCTTAACTCTGACGATAACATCTTTGTTATCTCACACCGTGGACATCAGTTTGGTGACAAGTTTATGTCTCACGTCAAGTTCGATAAGGTCAAGAATTTCTCACAAATAGCTACATAGGAGCGAAATGAACCACACCATTGAACAACTCATAGAAAGAATTAATGTCATGCACGACAAAGCTATGCAGCTTCATCGTAAAAGAAATGAACACCCAGATTTTGACAAGAGTGCTTGTCAAAACATCTTAGATGATATTCAATCAATGGCATACATGATAGCCAGGGACAAGAGTGCTAATAAAGATATCCAGTCTGATATCGACCCACGAAAATAACTGTTTACAAACGACTATTTTTGTTATATAATGAATCATATTGAACAACAACAGGAACACCTATGTCTAACTTTTACACATCCGTAGAACGCTATGGTAATAACATACTTTGGCGTGGCTATGAAAATGGTAAGAGGTTCGAACGTAAAGAAAAGTTCTCTCCTACCTTATTTGTCGGTGGCGACAAGTCTGGCACAAGCCAATACAAATCGTTAACCACTGGTCGTCCTATGACTAAAGTCCCTATGGATGATATGCGTGCAGCTAAGAACTGGATTGAACAATACAAAGATGTTCATGGGTTTGAAGTTGGTGGCTCTACTAACTATGTAGCACAGTTTATTCAACAAAAGTATCCTGGCAAAGTAAATTACGATGTTGATCAAGTCAATATTGTTTCTTTCGATATCGAGGTTGATATCAGTGATGGTTATCCTGATATGAATACTGCCGATAAAGAAATTACATCTATTGCTTTCAAATCATCTAAGTCCAGTGATTACCATCTACTCGGTCGTAAAGACTACGACAAATCACAAACGTTACTTGATATCGATCAAGACAATATACATTTCATGAAGTTTGATACCGAAGAAGCATTACTTCGTAGGTTCAGACAGTTGTGGTGTAATGATTATCCTGATATTGTAACAGGTTGGAACGTTGTTTACTTTGATATCCAATACATTATTACACGTATGTCTCGTCTATTTGGCGAAGAATTCTCACGTGAACTATCACCTTGGCGTTCTATTCGACAAACAGGTCGTGAATTCTTTGGTAAAATGCAGCAAACATATGAAATATCTGGTGTTGCTGTAGTTGACTATATGGATGCGTTCAAGAAGTTTGGCTATAAGTATGGCCCACAAGAATCTTGGAAGCTAGATCATATTGCTAACGTAGTACTTGGTGAAAAGAA